TCTCTTCTTACCCTTGTTCATAGAAGATAGTTTGGGTCGTCTACCTATACTTGTTTTTTTTGGTATTCTTTCGTGAGGTTGATCTGCTATGTTGAACTTTACTCTTGCCATTTTTTCCTGTTTGTTGTGATAATAAACTTATTTTTTTGTTATATTGCTGTGAGTATGATGTAGATATATTTTTCATTTATATTTTTTTTCCCATATTTCTTTTTGAGTTAGTCCAATCTCATCTTTTTTACATTTTGATCCATGATCAATGTCGGAAACATTTATTTCTTCAACTAAAGCATATCTGTATATTTTAGATGATTCGTTATTCCATTGAAAATGTAAAAGAAATTTAGTATCTTCGTATTTATTTATTAGTCTTGGATCAAAGGCAGCTATTGTCATTTTTTAAACTTCTTATTACTTAATAAATTAGTAACAGATATTCCATAGTTACCACCAACCACTATAAAAATTAAGTATAGATATACTTCTGGAATATTCTTTAGTTGCTCAAAATAAAACTCTACTTTTTTTAGCATAGTCATATCGCCATAAAATGTAGCATAAGCGAGTATGCCAAGTGGTGCTAATATAAAAGCACCTAATACTAAATCTAAAATTAATGAGCCATTTCTTTTAGCTCTCTCGTTACCAGTTTGCATTTCTTGTAAGGCTATTTGATGCTTACGTTCACTTTTCTCTGCTCGTTTAGTCATAAAACTTCCTACAGCTTTAGAGCCTATTTTAAATAATAAATTATATGGTAGCATATTAATCTTTAGTTTCTTCTTCTAATTTTTTAATTTTAGATAAAGCATCATCTAAATCTTTAGTGCAAAATTCTAGCTTTTGCAAACACCTTTTGTTAGCAGCATCTTTAGATTTACCTGCATCTTCAAGCTCTGCTATCTGACCTTTTAGTATTCTAACCTGATCTTTATATTCGTTAATTATGTCTAATGAATTATCACTTTGCATATATTATTTTTACCTTTAGTTTGATTTGTTCTTTAGTTCTACTTCTTAGTATAAGAGATCCTGTGCTATTTCTTTTATAACCATCTTTGGCTGTATAGTCTGTTTTTCTATAATTTTTAGTTTTAACATCATAACCAGTATACTCACCTGTAGTCATATTTAAAGTAACAATATCTACTGGACCAAGACCACCAAGAGGTGTAAATACAAGTATATTAGGATCTTTTGCTAGTTCAATCTGTGCTTTCATTTCGCTTAATAGACCAGTAATTGCTTTCTTTCTTCTAGCCATAAAGACCTTTAGAGTTAAAGTTTTTGAAATAATATAACTATAATTGTAAACATTCCACCTATTAAAGCTGACATAGCATAATACATGTGTTTTTTAATATCTTTAATTTCTGATTCTATATTGTTAATTTTTTGATGAGTTTGTTTCTGCATGATACGACAAAGTTTTTCGTGTGATTCTATTCTTTCTATTGCAGTATTTTTAGCCATTAGATTGTATCTTGTGGTTTACAACTGTATTGAGTTGATAGCTGAAGTTCATTTACTGTATCTGTATTCATAAGTTCTAAATATTGTATACTTGTATCTAAAGCTACTATGGCACAATCTTTCCAAGTGTCAAAAGTTTCTTGATGTTTTACTGGATCTTTACATTCTCCTGTTACAAATGAACATACTGAAAGCATAAGAATAAATTTCATAATAATAGATTTAAACCATAGTTAGGCAAGTGAATATTTGGTGTGGTGGTAATACTCACTTGCGAATTTTTTATATCATTTTTTAAACCAAGATGGTAGTCCTAGATGTGGTCTTTTATCAAATAAATTTAATTTAGAACCTTTAGTTTTTTTATTATTATAATGTAAAAATACTTGGCAACATTCATTACCTTTAAATTTTTCTCTCCAATGCTCCAGTTCACAACCAGAGTAAACCAACATATCTCCAGGTTTTAAAGATACTTTAATTCCTTTCATTCCTTCCTTACCAGATGGTTCTAAATATATATCCCAATGATCTCCACCAAGATTCATAGTAGTAGATATTTCACAACTAAATCTATCTTTATGTCTTTTTAATTCGTCTCCTTTTTTATATATTCTTGCATAAGTATAAGATGGTTGAAGTTTTAATCCTGTTGTTTTTTCCATAATTGGTTGGCATTTTAACATTAAAGTTTCCATAGCTATATTAGAATATTGAGAATATGTATTTGGTATTTGTTCATTTGTATTTTCATAGTTACCTATGATATTTTCATAAGGAGAAAAATATCTGTGCTGCAGACAAGTATCATAAACTTGTTTTTGCATAACAAAATAATTATAAATAAATAAAGCTAAATCTTTATCAATAGCTTTTCTAATTATAGTGTATTTGTTTTTTTTAAACATCTTTAATCATTTCTTTTGGTATTGCTTGTATATTCCAATGTATAAACCTAAATGGTTCAATGCCATGATCTACAGCAAATTCATGTTCTAAAAATCCTGGAAATATAATTAATGTACCTGGCTTGGGTTTAAAATGAATAAGCTCTGTTCCACCCCATAATTTTTTTTGATTTAATTTCATTTTTAATTTTGTAGCTCTTGCACCTGCTCTTGGTTCGTGAAATATTGGATATGAAGTTTTGTCTGAAGATTTTAAAAAATAAAAACCTGATACGTGTTGATTCCAATGTACATGTGCTGATTGATTACCACCTCCTTTTTTAGAAAACTCTTGCACCCAAAAATCAGTAAACATAGTTTCATATTGAGACATATCAAAACCTTGATGGTCTAAATATTCCCAAGACTTTTGACCAATGTAATTTCTAAAATCTAAAAAATCATTATCATTTGTAAGTTGTGTTGATTGATATGTTCCTCCAAAATCACCATATTTTTTTATATGTGCTTTAGCTGTTGGAATATTTTTAGCAGATTTAATATATTTATTAGACGCTTTTGTTAATGATTTTACAAACTCCGGTCTTTCTTCTGACCAAATGGTAGTATTAAAATAATTATTTATATACATATTATTTAAAAGGTTTTCCTAAATGCCAAACAACAAGACTATATCTTGTTCCTGATGTTACTGGTTTAACTCTGTGCCATACAAAAGAAGGGAAAACAATAATAGAACCTTTAGGTAATATTTCTTTTGCCTTTCTTAAATGTTGGCTTTCATCCCTCATATGTGGATCATAATTTCTAAAATCAAATTCTAATTCACCACCTTTATATTCTGAGCCATCTGTTAATTGACAAGTCATAGATAGTTTTCTAATTTTACCAAATTCAAGTCCTTCTTTTTTGTAAGGTTTATCCCAACTGTCACAATGCCAATCGTAATATTGATTATGTTTATATTTTGTAAATTGACAGGATTCTGATCTATCCCATTCAAAGTTCCAACCAGCTCTTGCATTTGCTTCGTGAACGTATGGATGTAATTCTTTATATATCCAAGCATCATTAAGCCAAACTAAATCTGACTTTCTTTTTCTTTGCATATTTTTAATTTCTTCTTTTTTTAATTTTCTATCACCATAGCCGCCTGTTATACCCATTACCTCTTTTTGTGAATTTGCATAAGCTATTACATCATCACAAAATCTTGGTGTAAGTACACCAGTAAAATACCAATAGTAATTAGATATATTCATAAGTTATTGTTTGTACAAAATTTAGCGAATCTTTTTGATTGTTGGTCAAGTAATACATATTTGTTGATGGAAAAATTACAAACATATTATTTTTAAGATTTATATCCCAAGACCTATTTTTACGTCTATTATCATCATAAAGTATTCTGATATTACAATCTTGAACTTTAACACCATAAAGCATTGTAAAGTCTGGAGAATTACGTAAATCTACTGGATCAACATCTAATAATGGAACTGTTATTTGTTGAGGTTTATATATATTTCCAAATGTTAATTTATTAATTAATCTAATATTATATTCAGCACCAATGTGATCTCTTATATAAGTATTTAACATATCCCAAGTTCTTGAAAATGGAAATTCTTTAAAATTAAAAGTAGATTGTAAAATATCGTTGGTAAGTTTTTCTTGATCTATCTCAAAGCCTTTCGGCATATCAACATTACCAAAATATAATGATTGTTCTGTTAAAAATTTTTTTTTGATCCCCACATCAAACATAAAACAATAATATTAGCTATTTGTCAAATCCCAACTTTGATTTTCTTCATTCCAAACGTAATAAGAATTATTATTTTTTTGTTCATCAGTTCGTTCTGGAGCATTACCTATTGGTGATTTCCAACCAGCAATTGTTAAATCTTTTATCCAAGAAGGATAAGGTTTTTTAGATAAAAAAATTTGATTATCCTCATCCCAAATCATACCTATACCTGCATAATTTCCTCTAAATGCTTTTGATGAATCACCTTCTGTGCCATCTTCGTTATAATATTTGTTTCCTTTAGTGTTATATGAAGTTTGAATCCACATTTGTGCTGTCCAATTATTATGTTGTTCTAAATATTGTTGTCCAACAGATTCATCTTCAACACCATCAGCGTTTAACATATCGCCATTATTTAAAGTTAATACTTGAAGAACTTTTCCATTTAATCCTATTTTTGCAAAATGTGCCATAATTATATCCTATTGAAACCTATACTTTATTACTACTATACCAGAACCACCTGCTCCACCTGGTCCTTGTCCTGATCCTCCGCCACCAGCACCACCACCTGTGTTTGCTGTTCCTGGTTGTCCTGCATTTCCACTATTACCACCTCCACCACCTGGTCCGCCACCACCACCGGGAAGTCCAGTTGGATAACCTTGACCACCACCACCACCACCAGCTCTTGTAACTGCTGATCCAGTTATTGAAGTAGTAACTCCAGCTCCGCCTGCTCCACTAGCACCTGGTCCTGGAGCATTTGATCCTGATGCTCCTGCACCACCTCCACCTCCGGCTGTATTTCCTGGAGAACCAAGACCACCTGGATTTCCTTGAGGAGGAGATACTGGAGGTGTATTACCTGCACCTGCTGCTGGTTGTGGACCTGTACCAGCTGTTGCACCACCACCTGATCCACCTGCACATCCTGTACATCCACCTTGATTACCACCACCAGCTGCTCCACCACCTGCTGATGTTATGCTTGAAAAAATTGAATTTGATCCAGGTGCTTCATTACAAGGTCCTGATGTAGGTACACCATTTCCTCCACCACCAACTGTAATAGGATAAGCTCCTGGTGAAAGAGGTAAGGCTGTAGGAGTTGCTAATGGACTTGCTGTATAAGGTCCTGATATTGGATCTGAATGTGATTCTCTATAACCACCTGCACCTCCGCCACCTGAAATTTCTCTACCAGCACCTCCACCTCCACCTATTACTAGATAATCTACTGATGCTAAAGGACCAGTTCCTGCTGTTACAGTAAAAGTACCAGGTCCTGTAAATGTTGCTAATTTAAAATTTGTATCAACAGTTGCTATAGTATTACCACTTCCGGAAACAGATGCCTCAATATAAGGAGGTGTTCCTCTAGCATTAGAAGTTGAATCCATAGTATTAATCCAACCTTGTGTTGAATCTACATATACAAAAGTAACTGATTGACCTTTAGTTGTTAAAATTGCACTAAAATTTAAACTACCAATTTTATCTGTTCCATTAGGAGTTACTGTTAAGTTTTTTGAATCCCAAGTTTCTGCATAATCTGCAACTGATACGATTGCACCCGCTGATCCAGCAGGTAAATTCATAGTAAAACCAGATCCACCTGATGTATTTGCAAAATAACCTTCGCCATTTGCTGCAGTAAAAGTTGATGTTTTAATTGATCCTGTTTGCCAATTAACAGTTCCTAGTCTACCTTCAATACTTGTAAAAGATAAAGCTCCAGATCCATTTGTAGTTAATGCTTGACCAGAACTTCCATCTGCTGCTGGGAAAGTTAGATTATCTATTGTTACTTGACCACTACCTTTAGGAAGAATAGATACTCCTATATTAGTATCACCACCAGATGCTGTAATAGTTGGTTTGTTTCCAGTAGCAGCATTTGCTAGTGTAAGTTCATTAACCGCAGAACTTGTAGCAGTTAGTTTAAATAATTCGTTTCCACCAGTATCTAAAATAGAAGTACCAATTTTAGGTGATGTTAAAGTTTTGTTTGTTAAAGTCTGCACACCATCAGTTGATACATCTCCACTTCCATCAGCACCAGAATAACTAAAGTGTACTCCAACACCATCTGTATTTGAAAATGATCCTGCACTTACTACATGAGTTACTGGAACTTTAGTGTAACCACTTGCATCAGTTACTGCACCAGATACTTTAAATGTTGCGTAAGTAGATGCTGTACCTTCTTTAGTAATAGTTACAATACCTCTTGCAACTCCATTTGATACATCATCCCATGATTGTACAAAGCTAGATATATCAGCACTAGCATCATCAGCATCATCTACATATAAAATTGATACACTAGATATTGTTCCATTGTTAAAAGCTATTTTACCTGCACCTGGATCAGCATCAGAAGTTGATGAGTTCCAAGTCATTGAAAGTTGTGAGTTAGTACCAGAAGCTCCAGTAGAACCAGTATTTCCTGTGTTACCTTGAATACCCTGAGAACCTGTATCTCCTGTGTCGCCATTTCTTACAAAAGTAATAGATAGTTCGTCAGCTGCACTAAATGTATTATTAGATGCTAAATGAGCTACTGCTAATTTTACATAACCAGAAGCATCAGTAGAAGCACCTGTAATTTTAAATCTTGCATAAGTTGATCTATCGTTAATATCGTAGATCATTA